ATATAAAAATGCTATCTCATAGTATGACTGTATTGAATATTTTGAAGAAGAAATTCCAACATAAAAAGTTCCTGCAGTGCATTCTGAAATTGGAATAGAATATATTTCTTTAGTTGATGGATTTGTTTCTGCAGCATAATATGTAGTAATGCCAACATCTTGTGCTATTCCATAAGTTTGAGTAGTTATGCCAATTTGGGTACTAACATCTTCTCGAATTGCTCTAATTAAATAAGATCTGTTTGATTCAAATGGAGTAAAGAAAACATCTACAACTTCACTAGTATCTGGGTTTAATTTTGCTTTAATTTTTCCTAATTTTTGATCTTCAAAATAAGAATATGATGTTAGATTGATGTTTGAATTGTCCCTAGTCATGAATAATTCAAATATCATGGGATATACTAAAGGTCCAAAGAATGATTGTGATGCTTGAACTAGGAAAGTGTACTTATTAGCAATACCATCTTCAGAGAAGACCAAACTATCTACAGGAATATCCACTGCAGTAGGAACGTTATTGTCAAACAGTGATGAAATATCATCAATTGACAAAACTCTATTTTCTATTGAAAGTATGTAATCTGTTAATTTTTTAGTAGCAAAATTAATTTTGTCTGAGAATTCAAAATTATAATCGTCTACATTTTCAGTAACTAAATCTATATCATTGATAGTAGAAACATCTCCATAAGAAGATAGTGAGATGTTGACTAAAGATCCATCTGTAGAAGTAATAGATGAGATTCCTGATGGAGAGGATTCTACAATTAAATCACCAAATTTTTTATATCCTGCTATGTGAGATATTTCTGAAACCTTAGATTCCCAATTTTCAATTGGTTGAGTGCTTTTTAATGAATATGAGAAATTTTGATAGTAATCATTATCTGGCAACTTTTGTAATGTTGAGGAAAGATTACCTTTTAGTGTCTTCCATCCATGAGGAATAGAGAATCCAACATTAGAGTTTAATTTTGATGTGTATGTTTCTATTTTGGAAATTTTTGCTTTAGATCTACTAATGTTTCCTACTACAATATCACCTACATTTACTTTGGCAGATGATTCTACCTTAGCAACATAATTTATTGGATTATTTAAATAGTTGTCAATAATTTTAGTAGAATCTACAGACTCTCCACTAAAGAATAAATTCTCACTTATGTTTAATTTAACTTCAGGAAGATCCTTTTTATTAATTGCATAAGCATTAATAGAAAGATTCTCCATGAAAATTCCAGGAGTATTCTCAACATAGTATGCTATAGTAGCAGCATCTTGTGATCCATATGCACCATTAACGCTAGTAAGTGTAAATGTGCTGTAATTATAATCTTCGGAATTTACTCCATTTCCAATAAATTCTAACCCTTCTACAAAAATTTCATCCCCAACTTCAAAAGGAATTGGATTTGAATCAGAAAATCCATCTATTGGAGTCTCTAAAGTTAATGTGATTAAATTGCCTACAAAGGTTGTCCCTAAAATTTTAATTCCATTACTATTCTCAACAAATACTAAAGTATTTCCTTCTGAAGGGATACCATTTCCAGGACTAGAAATAATTACTTCTTCTACAAAAGTATCTTTTAAATTGACATAAGCATTAAAGTTTGATATCGTAGCATTTAAAAACTCATTGTACAAAATTACTTTAGGAGGATCCAAGTATTTTGATCCACCATAAAGAACATTTACAGAATCTACTTTATAATTATTTGATAAAAATAGAGTAGAATATAAATTAGTAAATGGTTTTAAAGTTTTATCTGAAGGTACTATAAACTCTTCATTAATGACCTTACTATTTTTGATTTTCCCAATATTTTTGCCTAGTGGGAGTAAAGATGCTCCTACACCATCACTTTCTATATTTTTTATACTTGGCAGTTTATCATAATTTTCTCCAGAAGATAATAATTTAACTTTAGATATAGAACCAATTATAGAAGATTTGTCTACAAAATAATTTAATGTAGATGTGTCTTCATCATACTCAGATTCTTCTAAAGAATAAGGATAATTTACATCAAATGAAGTTGATGTTATTCCAATTATTGAACATTTTTTATTGTATAGACTATTTTGAATTGTAATTTGATTATGGTTTTCTACAGTTTTATCTACAAAAATCTTATATTCATTTGATATGATGTTGTAATATAGAATATCTGGTGTATTATCTGAAACTTCAATGCTTATTACTCCATTGTTTTTACTATAATTATAGTATTCATTTTTAAAATCAGAATCTACATACAGATTAAAGAATATTCCTGTTGATATTCCTGAAATATCAAAATTAACTGTACTATTTTTATACAAATATAAAGGTGGATTATTTTGATTATTAATTTTTAATTTAGCGTCTATTGAATTATATGTCACAGCATAAGTTGTGGTGATTCCAGAAATCACTTCAATGCTTACTTCATCATTGATTTCTAAATTATGAGCATCTTTTGTATAAATTGTAGACAAATTGGATAAAATTGATCCAGTAACTGTAGGATTTATAGTTTCAATTTTGTGAGTGTAATTATCATAAACTGCTGTAAAGTATAATAGATTTGTTTTGGAAGATGCATCAGTTATTTGAGTTGCTATTCCAACAACATCTTTATCTAATGAAACTGCAAAGATATTGGAAATTGATGAAAGATTTCCTTTATCTGTAACTATAGACAGACTTCCAGTTCCTGGTGTATACTTTAACTTGTCACCTGTTTTAAATTTGTGATTTGGTAAGTATATACCTGCAGTTGGAACATACTTTGTTTGAGAAACTCCTGAACTTATTGGAGGTATTGTTAAAGTATTGCCTGCCCCAACTAAAGTGGAAATTCCAACAGAGACTGAATTAGATGGATTAAAATAGTAAGAATTATTTTTATTTGGTAAGTTTAATTTAAAAGAATTATTAAATTCAAATTCTTTTTGAATCAATGAAATAGTTTCTCCAGCAGATGATGATAATGCACCAGAGGTCCTTAAAATATTAATGCTGTTATTTAAATAGTCTATTCCTATTACTTTTGCTGTTTCTGAAGAACCTATTGAAATTTCAGAATCAATTTCAAATAAATTAATAGAACTCTTTATTTTAATAGAAGTTACTATTCCAGTAACAGATTCATTTGGAAGACTTTCACTAAGTTCAGAAATTACATTTCTTACATTTACCTTTTTATATCCTTCTAAAGAAGAAAATTCTGATGTAGAAATTCCAGATATACTAATATAAAAATCATCTTGTATATTATGTGCAGTGCTGCAAATTCCTACTATAGAATTATTTTTATTAACAAATGTTACATAATTAATTGAATTAGATGTAGAATTTATAGATGAAATTCCAACTCCATTTAATTGTGATATTTCTGCTAAAGCCCCAGATCCACTAGTGTCTTCATTATTAAAAATAATTTTATCGCCTATACTATACCCAGATCCTCCAGACAAAACATCTACTTTTAAAACACTTCCTTTTGAAGATTCTTCTACTACTAAATCATTTTTGTAATTTTTGCCAAAAAAGTCAAAATATTGATAATAATTTTCTTTATTTTCAATTCCATATGGTAAAGTATGTTTTACAATTCCCAAATCATTTAAATTTAAGTTTTGATTGTATTTTGGATCTAAATTAATTTTTTCTGGTGTATAATTATAAGTATTTCCTATAAAATAGGGGAAAACTGGCAATCCTTGGTTAGTTGCTGTATAAAAATATGCATAAACACCATTTGGGTATTCTGGAGTGACACAGAATCTTCCATTATGCTCATCTAAATCACCAAATCCTTCCTCAAAAACATAATTTTCTACTATATCAAAATCAACAATATCAGTAGAAGTTACTTTTTTGTAACTTGATCTCAATCTTTTTAAATTTCCTGTCCCATTTACACTCTCAAATGCATCTGGACCATATATTGGGCATCCATCATATGCCCATCCAATAATCTTGGAATGCTTTGTTGGAGTATTGCCTGACGAAAGATTTTCAATCTCAAATAAGTTTAAAAGATCATTAGTTAAATGATATACACTGTAGTAAGATGAGTTTAAACTTGGGGATAAAACTCCTTTTTCTATATTACTTATCTTTAACTTTTCTAATTCATTTACGTGCCACTTTTGTAAATTGGCAGATACTTTTAAATCTTTCCCTTTACTGATTATTTCTATTGTAGTTGTATTTTGATCATATCCAACTCCTGGACTCTTAATCGCAACATCTACTATTTCTCCCCCTACTATGATAGGAATTAACTTAGATCCATATCCAGAACCTTTAACAACCAATTCAATTGAATTGAAATAATTTTCTCCCCTATCTTTTATAATAATATTACTTATTTTTCCATCTACTATTGTGGGTTGTAAGTATGCTCCAGAACCATTAATTGGTTTAATTGAAGGAGCATTTTTAGAATTTAATATAGTTTTTGATCCATATCCAAATTTAGATCTTTGAACTGATATATTTGTAATTTTTCCAGTAACAACAGGTAAAATTTCTGCATCATATCCCAAGGTAGAGATGCCAGAATTTGTAATTCTACCTTTTATAGAAACTCTAATTGGAGAATATTCAAATGAGTTTATAGTTTGAGGATCTGCTTGCCCAAAATTTAAAAAAGTTTCTGAAGTTATTGAAGTTTTTAATTTAAATGTATTATTATCTACTTTATGCACATAATAGTATGCAGTGGTACTAATTCCAGTTACTGCAGGTTCTTGTAATGAAACATATACAATTTCATCATCTTGATTAAATCCATGATTATCAATTTCAATAGTATCATCATAATGGTTGAAATTTTTCCCAAATGCTAATAATTTTTTAATTTTAAATGTATTGTTAATATCTGCAATATTGATTGAATCAACTATGTTTCTCTTTTCTGTGGATATAAATTTTTGCAGTCCATTACCAAAACTTCTAATACTAATTCCAATGCCTGCTAATGACTCTTCTTTAGTATTTGCTAATTTGAATGAAGTACCTGCTCCAACATTGATTACATAATATTTTTCTGAATTTTTTAAAAATTCATTAGTGCCTATTCCAATAGAAGTATTTCCTTCATTGAAATAAATTACAGATTCTCCAGTTTTTAATCTATGTAAGTAATTAAAGTTAAATGTTTCGTTAGTAGTATTAACAACTTGTCCCAAAGAAGATGCATTGAATGAAATTTCTACAGGAGATTGCTTTAATTTTACATTAGTTGATACTGGTTTTGTAGATCCATTTAAAATAGTAACTATTGGGGATTCTACATAATCAAATCCTGGATCTAATACTTCAGCACCAATTAAAGTTCCTTCCATTTCTGGAATTAAAATAGTTTCAGTATCATTTCCAAAATCTATTGAGAACACTGGAGGTTCTAATAAATCATAATCAACACCTGGATTTAAAATATTGATGCTTTCAATTTTTCCATAATTTAAAACATCATTAGATTTATAATTTTGAATTTCAGTTCCATTAATTAAGATGCCAATTTTTCCAGAAGAAGTTGCAACTTTTTCCTTAGAAAATTGAGGTACTTTGGGAATTTTGGATAAAGTTTTTGATGTGGTGAATGGTTTATTATAAAGAGATTTTATAATTAAATTGACAGAAGATAAAAATGCTGATACGTTATTGTTTATTGGAGGATTTATTAATTCTTTAAAGCTTATAAATCTAGATTCAAATAAGTCTTGAGATGTATATGCTAATTTAATTTGATTATTATTCAGTACCCTAACATAATAGGACAGTCCTGTAGTAATTCCTACGCTATTCTTAAAATTACCAGATGTTGTGTAATTGAGTACAGATACAGATTCTCCAGTGTTAAAATTATGAGGTCCAATTAGAGTTTCATAATCTGAAGTACTTATAGAAAATTCATTCTGTCTCTTGTATGGATCTATAAAATAATTTGGCAATCCATTTGAAGTGATATAATTAAAATTATCATCAGAATAAGAACCTTGCACATTTGATGCAAATTCTTCATTAATTTCTGGATATGAAAGGGATTTTGATTTTATTACTTTTCTTTTTGCAACAATTGATTGCCCTACATAATCTTCTAGTCCATCTGTAGACAGTGAAAATGTTCTAGTTACTCCTGATGAAACTGAAATAGTTACATTTTCTTTAATAATTTCATTAGTATGATATGAATAAAGGTTTACAATATCACCATCTAAAAATTTATGATCGTACTTTGTTCTTATAAACCCTATTAGTAGATCAATTCCTTCTTTTTCATAAGATGGAAGAGTTTCATAAACTTTACCACAAAATACTGTAATAGGTAAATTGTAAATTAAAGATTTGGTAAATGGATTATCTGAAGTATCTCCCAAATTTTCAACTTTAAATGAATCTCCTCTTAAAGAATATTCTGCAGAAGATTCCTCTAATGAAGATAAAGTCTCAAAAAGTCTAAATTTGACTATATTGCCACTATCTCCATTTTCATAAGAATATACATAGTTTGCTCCAAAAACTTCTGTTCCAGATAAAATATCTTCAAAAATTCCAGTGCAATTTAAAAATTGATTGACTGTTTTGTCTGTATATGAAATTACTTGATTGCCAATGTAAAGTATTCCAGAAGATTCAAATCCAATAGTAGAATCTACAGTAATTTTAGTATTGGATGTGGAAATATTTTCTGCAGCATAAGTTTTTGGAGTTGATGCAAATTTTCCAAAAATAGATCCTACAGGATTTAAATTATTAGAATATCCAGAGAATAAATGTATTTTATAAAAAGGTTTTTCTTTTAAATAAAATTTACTAATATTATAAATTGAACCATTAGCACTTTCAATAGTTCCTGTTTCGTTGGCATCTTGATATAAGGTTGCTCCAGAGATTAACTTAGGATCCCCACTAATCAGTTCTCCTACAAATGATTGAGTTACAATCCATTTATCATCTGATGTAGTGAAACAGTAGTCTTGTGGGTTTATAACAGTAACTTCTTCGCCAAATAATACCTTGAATAAAATATTAAAACATTCTTCAGTTCCTTTAGTCTGATAGAATGTTCTTACTTTACTAACAAAATTTTGTATATTGATATTTTCATTAAAATCAGTTTCTTCAAACCCAGGAACAAATTGATACTTTATTTTTTTGAAAAATTCTCTTAAAAATAAATTACTAAGATTTTGTACAGTTGAATTTAAACTATGTTCTTCTACTGATGATATGGAAAAAACTAAATTTTGTGAAGAATTTTGTTGTTGTAAGGATTCTACGCCACTAAATCCTCTGATACAACCTGTAAATGAATTTGTTGTAATTCCAGTATAAGTAATAATCTCGTTGTCTATTTTCAATAGACCATAAGATTTGGGCCATCCATTAGTAGATTCTACAAATATTTCATCATCAAAATAAGAAACACTTGAAGTAGTTTTAGTTGACTCTATTAAATTAATTTTGTCAAAGACATCTACGTTTTTATAGGAAATTAAGTTATCTGCAATATCTACAAGAGATCCTTGAAATTCCTGAGAAATATAGTATTGTTTTAAAAATTCTACAAAATTTGGATTTTCAGATACTATAAATTCTGGAAGTTGATTTTGAACAACATCACTAATTTTTACTGTCTTTTTATCTTGATTCATTTTATGTTCTTATCTTTTCTTCTGGTAAATAACTTGATTCTGGTGTAAATTTACTTGCAGATGAGTTTTCTCCTGATGAAACTATATCTTTTACCATTGAAATATTACTCTTACCCACATCTAACTTTAAATAAATTGACTTTTTGGCAATTATATCATTAGAATAAGGTGTTGCTTCTATTTCTATAATATTATTTGACAATACTGTTGATAAAACAGTTATATTATCTATATCAATTTCCCCAGTGACATAATTTACAGAACCTACATTGTTAACCTTGATAATTTCTTTATTATTTTCTATTGAAAATAAGTATAAAGACCCAGCAGTACTATCTATATTTGGAATATCAGACAGATAAACTGTCCCTGCAACGCCACTTACAGTAAATCCTGTGCTTCTAATGTTATATGATTCATTTAATACACTAAATCTATTTTCAAAACAAATATTATACTGAGTTGGTTGGTTAATTAAAACCCCAACATTTCTTCTAATTCTTATTTTAGTAATATTTGAGGTGATTGAAGAACTTGTATTATCAATGACACTTAAAACTTTACTATATTTAAACCTTCCACCAAATTTATTTAAGTCAGAAGACTCTGAATATTTGGTTAATGAACTTGTAATTTTTGTTTTTAAAGTTTCTGGCGAATTTGTAAATGATGGGTTGTAGTAGATCACAGAATCTAATTCAACATATAGTGAGTTAATATCTACAAATTCTACTTTTATACCTGCTACACTATATTTCTTTAATGATTGAGATATTGAATCTTTTGTGAATTCTGAAAGATATTCTGAATTTTTTGGTTTTGCTGCAACAAATATTTTACCATATTGTGGAGGATCTAATTCTTCACCACCATATGCAGTAATTGACTCTATATTTGGATATATTGAAGGGATCAGTGCCTCATAGTCAGAAGCAGTCACTGCTCTGTACTGGGAAGCATATAGTCTTGGAGAATAGTATCTTACAGATTCTATTGATTGAATGTTATCTCCATTAGATGCTGGTAAATTAGTTATTATTAGACCAGCATTTTGGGAAATACTTGCTCCAGTATCACTTATGATATTTCCTGAAAATGTAAAATTAGATGGACCATTGCCAGACTTACCATTAGTAACTATGTAAGTTACAGTAATTTCATTTCCAGAAGTTAATTTTTTACCAAATACTCCATCTCCAAAGAAAATTTCATATTTTTCATCTGATATTTCTTGAACTAAGAATATTTTTGATTCTGAATTTATATTAATAATATTGTCTACAAAGGTATAAGTATTTGATGTGCTGCTCTGAGCACTATCTTTTACTGAAACCCTAATAGTAGAGGTGTCTACAAATGGGTTTGGAATGATATATTTCTGATTTGGTTGAGAGGAATCTACTATAAACTTCTTAGTAAGTAGAGCTCCTTCATATACATCAATATCTGAAAATACTGCAGATTGCTCTTCTATTCCTACTGTAACATCTTCTGGAATAGAAAAAATATAACCAGTATTATTTGAATTACCTGTACATACAATACCTGATTTTAATGTTGCAGTTTTATATGCACTATTAATATTTTCTAATACAAATGAAATATTAGCTCTTGCACATCTTCTGGAAAGAGGAACATATCCTATATTTCTTGCAAGTGATACTACATTCTCCCTAATAGTAGCACTATCTAGATATGCCTCATTTGCCACCATATTGGTGTTGTAGGCAGTGATGTAACTATTGTATGCTAAGATGTCAATAAGGATGGATAAGTTAGATCCTTCAAAATCAAAATCAGTGAAATTTGAATTAGATCTTAAATAATCTTTTATTGATACTCTTATCTGATCAAAATCTAAGTTAGTAAACTGTGTAAATGCCATTAGTACCTAGTAGGTTGTAATACAAATGTAATATTTTGTTGAGGTAAAGGCAATCCTATAATATCATAGGTCATAGTAATATTTAATTGATTACTATCAGCTGGATAATCAACATCAATTTTTCTTACAAGAACTCTTGGTTCAAAATTATTTAATAAATTTTCTAATTCTTTTCTTAATCCATCAGTTAAAGAATTGCTTCCTAACTCAAATAATGAACTTTCTACATCTGATCCAAGAAGAGAATTAAAAAATCTTTCCCCAATCCTAGTTCTAACTAAATTCATAACTGACTTTTTAATAGCATCTTCATTTCGAATAGATGCTATGTCGTTAGTCACTGGATGCCTTAAAAAAGACAGGCTAATGTCTTTAAATTGCTTAGAAATATTTTCTAATGGCACTTATATTATAAGAATTACATATTTTTATTTATTTGGTTTTCCATAAACTGGTTCTGTTCCATATTCCCAATCATCATAATCTTCATCATTTCTAATTCTTTCATGAATTTCTGCTTGTTCCTTTAAATGATGACTATTTTTTGGAATATCATCATGCATAATCTCTTGTATTACTCTTTTATTCTTTGGTTGAGCATAATCAGTGATCAAATGTGTAGTTCCCCACATCTGATGCATGTAATTAGTATTTCTATCTACTGGTGAATTTGCCATGTTTCTCCTAATTCTGTTGAATTAGAACTTTTTACGGGGTTTCTATCCCGAAATTTGCAATTTCTTTCCTATGTAGGGTCAAATTTTTCTGAACCCTGATGTCTGAATTCTTGAATGTCCAACAATATCCACCTTCATCCAAAAACACTACCCATTCTAAATCATGTTCTTGAGATCTATCAATTAAAAAAAATGCCCAACCTAGACCTTTAGGGGTCAAGACTG